ATACTATATCTTGTAAACAGATTTAACAACTAAAAAGACAACAAAAAACACTATTGATATGTAAATGCAGACCGCCAAGAAAGCTTTAAAATCAATGTTTTTATGTCTTATTTAATTATGCTCTTAGTATAGAGTATTACTCAGATACTGTCAATTGAATTTAGAAAAAAGTTGTTAAATTTGTTTACGAATATAAAAGAAAGGAATGAGAAATATGAACACACCGCAAATTTTTAATTTCGAACAAAACGAAGTTCGGACAATTTTAGTAAATGATGAACCATATTTTGTAGGCAAAGACGTTGCGAGTGTTTTGGGTTATTCAAACACTAAAGATGCTTTGTCGCGGCATGTAGATTTGGAAGATAAGATGGGGTCGCGAATCACGACCTCAGGTCAATCAAGAGAGATGACAATCATCAACGAATCTGGTTTGTACAGTTTAATCTTAAAATCAAAACTTCCCTCTGCCAAAAAATTTAAACGTTGGGTAACAAGTGAAGTGTTGCCAGCAATTAGAAAACATGGAGGTTATCTAACTCCAGAAAAAGTAGAAGAAGCTTTGCTTAATCCAGATACAATCATTCAATTAGCAACTCAACTAAAAGAAGAAAGAACTGGAAGATTAATCGCAGAACAAAAGATTGCAGAGTACGAACCTAAAATCTCCTATTTAGATAGCATATTATCTTCTACAGATTCAGTAACAATTAGTCAGATTGCAGCAGATTATGGGATGTCTCCACAACAGATGAATAAATTACTTCATAAACTAGGTATTCAGAAAAAAGTCGGTAACCAATGGTTATTGTGCAAAAAACACATGAACCAAGGATACACAAAATCTCATACAACTGAGATCCCGAAAGCCGATGGTGGCACTAAAATTGTAATGAATACCAAATGGACACAGAAAGGGCGTCTATTTATCTACGAATTACTAAAAAAAGAAGGATATTACCCTCAAATGGATTTAGAGGAAATTGGTTAGAAAGGAGTTTTAGTATGACTGACATTGCAGAAATCACTCAACGAGATAGAGAAAAAATCAAAGAATATGTCGAAAGTTCAAAGTTCTTAACTTACACCATGCTTGCTGAAAGATTTGGAATTAGCAAAAGCTACTTATCTTTAATTTTAAACGGTAAAAAGACTTCTGCAGAAGCAAACAGAATTATAGATTCGATTATCACTATGTACGAATTGTAAAGGGAGGAACAGCTAATGCAATATCTAGAAGCAAAAATCCCAATTCCAGAAGGCTATGTAATTATCTCCCAAGTGGATTATGAGGAGTTAAAAAAAGCTGATGATACTGGTAGATGGATGACGTTGCCAGAAGTGCTAGAACGGATTAACAGAAAATATGATTGGTTTACTTCTAGAGTTTTAAAGAACCCAAGATATAGAAATATTATCGATATCGAGAAAAACAAAAATGGATTTGTCTATTATCCAGTTGAAGGAAGAGACACATATCTATTTTTAAGAAGTAAAACACTTGAATTTTTAGAAACAAATTTTTCGGAAATCTTAAGGAGGCAAGCGGATGGGAAAATTTAATAGAGCGCTAGTGTTCAGCGCACCGCTAATCATCTACGCTTTAGGACTTTGGGGAAGCAGGCAAGCGTTGATAGGAACGATTGTTTACATGGTTTGGATTTTTATGGGGCTTGATGAAGCTGAAGCTGAGTACAGAGCGAAAAAGCCAACCGAGGGGGCTGACTAAAAATGAATAGAAAAGAGAAACTAGAATGTATATTACTATTACTCAGTTTAATTCTTTCACTAATTTCTCTATTGGGAAGTTTGTATTTTTGATATCAACAATTTTGTGGATTTGGGTTCTATTTAGAGTAAATATCATTTTTGTTTGGTGATTAAGGAGTTTATTAAAATTAATTTTCCCTACTTCAAATGCAAGGTAACAAGATATAGCACTTTTAGGAGGAATATTTAGCGGTACAGCTTCAGAGTATATTCTATTATCATCGACTGATCCTCCTTTAGCAATTAATTTCTTAAATGGAGTAGCTGACCATCTGCGGTTTAAGTTAGCGGATGAAAGTTCTAAATTAACTAACATAGCTGGTTCTGTTGAATAGTTAGAAATGATTACTTTTGTATAAATCATATCTGCAGCGAAGTAAGAAGCATTAAGTTCAACTTCTAGTTGAGGGCGCATTCCTTTTATTTTTATCCCTGTTAAAAACGTACTCAATATAAAACTTATTATTGACATCCATTGAAAAATTGTTAAGTGAAAAAAATTCAAAATAAACACCACCAGTTTTTAACTAAATTATACCAAAAAGGAGAGAAGAAATAATGCAAGAATTAGTAATTTTGAAAAATAAAGAAGCTGTGACTACGAGCTTACAAGTGGCAGAAAGCTTCGAGAAAAAACATCAACATGTTTTAAGAGATATTGATGCACTAAAAAAAGATGTGTCCAATTTTGGACAGATGTTTGTAGAAGGTAATGAACCAGATTCATATGGCAGAAATCGACGAGTTTTCTTCATTAGTAGAGATGGATTTTTCTTGCTGGCTATGGGGTTTACAGGAAAGAAAGCTATCTACTTCAAACAAAAATACATTGAAGCATTCAACGAAATGGAAGATGTTATTCGCAAGAATACTGTTCCTCAAACAATTGAAGATATGATGATCTATCAATTAGAAGAAATGAAAGATGTTAAAAAAGATGTTTCCATGCTTAAAGATACTATGCGAATTAGCGGACAACAAGAGTTTGAAATTAAGCAAAAAGGAAATATGAAAGTTATGGGAGTTCTAGGGGGAAAAGAAAGCCGAGCTTATGAAGAAATCAGCAAAAAAGTATTCTCAAAATTTTGGTCTGAATTTAAACGTACCTTTTCAATCCCAAGATATGGCGAGTTACCTCGTAAGAGATTCGATGATGCTGTTTCATTTATTGAAATGTGGTTGCCAGAAACTGCGATCCGTATGGAAATTGATCAACTGAACAGACAACAGAGACTTTTTGGTGATGACAATGAATAGAGCTGAAGCGCTAAGAATAGGGACGGCAATTGCTAATTGCTGGTGGAAATACTATAAACCAATCATCCTAAGCCAACAACATATTGACAAGCAAAAAGCATGGCAACAAATAAAAAAGTGACTCCGCCGGCAAGCAAAGAGTCACAAAGAAAACACATCATAAGGAGATTTTAGCATATGGAAAAAGAACTTTCCACTCTAGATCAATATTTGATTGATCCTGATTGGGGCAAGCCGAAAATTGAGGAAACAAGTGGTCGAAAAATCAGACGAAATCTTTTGACGAATGAAGAACTAGCTTGGGATCAAGATGATTTAGGCAACCATGTAACTATTTGGGATCATGTTTATCTTATCCATCTATCGAAGCATTCGAATAAACCTGAATATATTTACGTCATCGAAGATGGCTTGATTGATGCGCTAGAAGAGTACGACAGAGATAACTTGATTGATATCTCTTATTACGGACCAGGTAAGAAATACATTGCTGAAATGGAGGCAGAATTTGATGAGTGAAATCAAAGGGACAACGAACTTTGAAAAACTTTTTAGTCGTAAGTTAAATAAAATTCTCAAGAAAAAAGGAAATTTTGATTATTTATCTTGGGCTCACGCGTGGGAGATTATGAAAAAGAATGATCCACAGGCAACGGTAACTATTAATGAGTACAAACACTACAGGGTTGTTTCTGGAACTCATCAAGACTTTCTTGTTGAGGAATATAAACCTTTTCTTATGGATGAAACTGGGACTTATGTATCTGTCTCAGTAACGGTTAAAGGACACACGGAAACCGAATTATTTCCTGTTTTAGATTATCGAAACCAACCAGTTGTTAAACCAAATGCAATGCAAATCAATAACTCATTGAAGCGATGCTTTGTGAAAGCATTGGCTCTACACGGACTGGGATTATATGTATTTCAAGGGGAAGATATTCCAACACCACCTAGAATCGATACAAAGAAATTAAACATGCTAGAGACGATTCTAGAAGCTTTCAATGAGCAGATGGGTAAAGATATGACCAAAACCTTAATCGAATATGTTAATGAGCAGACAGATAAATTAGGGCTCTTAGCTGATAACGTTGAAACTATTGAACAGTTAAGCTATGAGCAATGTGCCTTGATGGAGCGAGCAATAGCAGCTAAGAGAAAAGAATTAGATAAGAAGTGATATGAGTGTTTAAACCATTAATCGATTCATATTCAGCGGTTCTGAAAAAGTTCAAAGGAAAAGACATAAGCGCAACCATCAATGAGGAAGTGAACATTGATCGACTAAAGACGATGTATGACGGCTACGATGGTGATCGAGTCATTGAAATTCGTTTTATTGATCCTAGACGTTTCACCGTACAGCAACGAAACTTCATCTATGCGCTGATAGGCGATATTTTTATCGATACAGGCATGCCAACGGACTTCTGGAAGGAATTCTTCTACTTTCGTTTTGAAGGTGTCACAGGGCGCAAAATAAGCCTGAAAGACGAATCGAATACAACTGTGAGTGATGCCAATGTCTTAGCAAATATCATCTTAGATTTCATCTTTGAACATCATATTCCTTTCAAAGAAGGCTATGAGATTTTACCTGCGAATCAAGAATATTACTTCTACAAATGCATCACAAAAAGAGTCTGCTGCATCTGTGGCAAAACAGGAGCTGACATCGATCACTTTGACAAAGCGCTAGGAAGACGAAAGCGCAAAGAAGTTGATCATGCAGAGTACACATTTGCAGCACTCTGCAGAATCCATCACACAGAGAAGCACAAAATAGGTGTGATTAATTTCAAAAATAAATATCAAATCAAAGGGATCAAATTAAACCAGAAAACAATCAAAAAGTTAAATATTGGAGGGTAAAAATGACAGAACATCGAAGTTATTATGCGATTATACCAGCCAACGTAAGGTACGACAAAAGACTTAAACCAAATACTAAGTTGTTATACGGAGAGATAACGGCCTTGTGTAATGAAAGAGGCTTTTGTTGGGCAGGCAATGAGTACTTTGCAGATTTATATGGTGTGAATAAAGAGACCATATCGCGATGGGTAAGTGATTTGATTAAGTTTGGATACTTGAATCGGGAAATCATTTACAAAGAGGGTACCAATCAAATAATCAATAGGTACCTACGAATTAATCAATACCCTATTGACGAAAAACGCAATACCCCTATTGACGAAAAAGTCAAAGATAATAATACATCTATTAATAATACATTTAATAATACAAAAGAATATATAAGAGAGTTACCGCCTTCGAAAAAATCGAAGGCTAAGCCCGTCCGTCATAAATACGGAGAGTATAAAAATGTTCTTTTGTCAGATGAGCAGATGGAGAAACTCAAAACAGAATTCCCTAATGATTACCAAGAGCGAATCGAACGACTGTCAGAGTATTGTGAATCATCTGGTAAGACTTATAAAAACTATTTGGCAACTATTCGAAGTTGGGCAAGGAAAGAAAAAAGTGAACCTAAGAACGCAAGCAGTGGATACAAGCGCACAGGAAGACGAGAGAAGCTTCCTGAATGGGCAATCGACCAAGAAGCCTATCTCAAGAAAAAAGCGCTAGAACGAGCTAATAGACAATCAAAAGCACCATTCTAAGAGGTGGAAAAATGAAGATCGATTATCTAGAACTAATTAATGAAATAGCGAATTATAAAAAGGGCGAGGAATTAGACGTCCTGAGAGACGTATATGATCAACTCGAAGAAGCTGGAATTGAAGGAATTAAGAATGATCGTTCGAGTTGGAGTAAACTCAGATACTATTTCGCACTCTATATCGATGGAACGCAATTAAGAAATTTAACATATACCAAATTACTATTCATTGATTGTGTTAAAGGCTTGCAAAAACATCTTAATGAACTTGAGCAGGTGTAAACAAGATGGACCTAAAGACATTTACAGCACAGATCGAATTAATGCATCAAGAAGCTTTAAGACAAAGTGTGTCGTACGAAGACAAGTGGCTCAACACATTTCATGGCGGACGTGAGAGCGCACTTGATCAAGTACTCAAATTACTGAAAGGAGAATGTCGGGATGGATAAGAAAGCGGCAATGCAGCGAATTATCGAATTGACTTATTCAGAAGATTGGCAGGAAGATAAAAAAATAGTTGCAGAAGTCCAAAAGCTCGGTAAATCAATGTGGACTGAAAAGCCCAAACGGAGAACGCCGAGAAAGATTGCAATCTGGCATGGTGATCGAATTCTAGTAACGGGTACCGCTAAACAGTTATCTGAAATTACTGGTCTGAGCAAAAATATTATTTGGGATAGAGCTAGGAGCTTATGGATTGATTCAAAAGGAAGACAGTTTAGGTATGTGGAGGAGAAATAATGGACGAACTAATCGCGAAAGTAGAGCAGTGGGCAAAAGATAAGGGATTGGATCAAGCGGATTTCAGCAAGCAAATGTTAAAAACGGTCGAAGAAATCGGGGAAGTTGCCGCTTCTCTAGCTAGAAAAGATGAACATGGTTTAAGAGACGGAATTGGCGATGTAGTAGTAACCTTGATCATCTTGGCAATGCAAAATGATATGGATTTATACGAGTGCTTGGATTTTGCTTATGACGAAATCAAAGGTCGGACTGGAAAGATGGTCAATGGTGTTTTCGTTAAGTCCAGTGACCTGAAATAATTCCATTAATGGAAGAAATAACTGAATAGGAGGATAGACATGATTGATGCAAAACAAGTGCAAAAACAGAAAGATGGAATGTTGATGTTTGAAGCATATGTTCTACCATTTCTTAATCAATTTGAAGTTTTGGAATGCTCTGCCAGCGGAGAAGAATTGGAGTATGTTGTAATTCGTGAAACCAAAGAAAACGTTCAGAAGCTAAACGAATTTCTTTGCACTATTAACTGTTGGGATATGATAGCTCCAGGATTTTTATGTCCAGCTATGGGAGAATTTTTGGAATATTGTCGTCTTGAAGATGCAGGCACTTTGGATTTAGCTTATCTGGTATACAACTACCTAAACATCAACACAGATCATTTGTGGTTTGGCACTGCCGAAAGAAAATGGGTAGTCCGCTAACCACCAATATCAATGAAAAAAGGCGGTTTCCTGAAAGTGGAATTGCCGCCATTGCTGTAAGGTTCTTTACGCGACTCAAGGTCACAGAAATATAAATGCAAATCTCTTTTGAAGTGATCCAAAGCTCTCGGAAAATGGAAGTTTTTTGTTTCAAAGAATAAATGAGATTTGCGTCAAGAACCTGAGAGTTATTTCCAAAAAAGCTTCCAAAGAACCGAATGAGCTAAGGACATCATGTGTAAACACATAATATAGCTCTCCTTTCACGGCTAATCATAACATGAAAAATATTCGATGTCAGTAGGAAAAAAGGTGAATTATGAAAAGAATATTAAATTATCCCGGCAGTAACAGATTCTGCAATTAAACTCCGAAGCTGATGTATCAGTATCAACTGTAGAATATTATGAGCGTGGAGAAAGTCAAGCAGTCACAAATGTAAAAATCGATAACGTCAACGGTCTTATCTGTTTAGATGAAGGCGATAGTATGAATGAAATTGCTGCAGACCATGAATTATCAGAAACTGCTTTAATTGATCAAATCGAATTAGCTAGACAATACTTTGTTCCATATGCAGATACCTGGTCCAAGCATAAGAATGACATCATTTTTCCAGAGGAACAATGAGAGCAACTGATCCAGTAATTATCCTTGAGGAAGCCAAATTTATTTGGACTCACGAAGAGATAGAGCAAGCACGCTTGCTCTTTTCTCAAGGAGTTAAGCCGAGCAAAGTAGCTGAAATAATGGGTCAAAAGATTCTTGATGTCGGATTGCTTTTGCTCCATCTAGCAGAAAAAAATTTGATTTGAGGTGAAAATGATGATTCAACTTGCAGGCATCCAAACAGGGAAAATTTATTTTTCTGGAGAAAGCAAAAGCGAAGCCAACCAATGGCTATTGAAAACTTACACGAACAATAAGAAGCTAAGGAAAAAATATCCTGATTTGTTGCTAAAGGATGATCAGATTATGCCGGAACCGATGATTTTGACCCGTAAGGAGGGAAGTTGAAACTAAAAAACCAGCCGTGTGGGCTGGAGTTGCTATTTCTTTTTAATAATGAGTTTTTCTAAATTTAATTCATTCTCACGAGTTTGCGTCCAATAATCAGAATAATATTTTAATTGTTTAAGAGTAGGAATGTCGTCTTCGGTAAAATTAGAAAATAATTCTGGAGAATTATCTTTTTTTAATTGTTCTAATCC